CTTGAAGTAAATCGCAAGGCCAAAGAATTATTAGCCAACGGCATGACTGTTGACCAAGTTGCTAAACAACTAGGTGTTCAAGGCCCCAACAACGGCATGGCAGGATCAATGGGCGGACTATGGGGAGCTATTAATAAGGCCGCTCAAGAAGTTCAACAATCAAAACCAACTTTTGAATCTCCAGAAGATCAATTTGAATCATTCATGGACGGCATTATGAATGAAGACGAAGATGACACGCTATTCAGTCCTGACAAACAAGTGCAACAACGAGCAATTGACAAGTTAAATGATTTATTGGACACTGAATTGCAAGGTGGTCCAGATGCAGTTAATGCCATTGGCAGTTTAAAAGGCATCATAGATGATCCAGAATTTTTACAAAGTTTAGATGACATAGATGCTGAGTTAGATATTCGTCCGTTGATTCAACAGTATGTACAACAACGTGATCCAGAGGTGGCAATACGTCTTAAATTTGACGGAGAAGATCAAATAGGTGGACAAGACTTGCCTGAGCCACCAGCAGGCGCTGAAGCTCCTCCACCAGAGGCCGCACCGGCACCGGCAGCACCAGCGGCTCCACAAGCACCAGCACCCGAAGCACCACCAGTAGCAGAAGGTCATGACGAGGATCCTCCGTTTGATGGTCCTTACACACGTAACAAGGGCACTGTGACAGATAAAAGTGGTGCAAAACACTCTGGACGTAGTCAAGCAAGGCACTTGGCACGTCAGGGATTAATCAAAGCAATTCACACTGCCAAGGATCACGGCGCAAAGTTAGACACCACTTTGGACTTTGGTCATAGAACAATGACACTGCATGATTGCATTGAAGAGTGTGGAATGAGTCCAACAGACTTTGGGTTTGATACTGATAATAATGCCAGTGGTACACACGAAATGTTAAAAAGTGTTGCAGGTTTTTGGAACTCAGAAGAAAAGAATTTCACCATTGGCGGCACACGTGCCAAGACCAAAGTTGTCAAAGACTTTAAAAATGGTGAATTTAAAAATGCCAACGAAGACGATTTGGCCAAGGTTTTAAAACTTATTGACAAAATGGATCCCAGCGGCAATGAGCACAATCAGATCATGCGTTTGTCAGGAGTCAGTCAAACTATTGACGAAGATCCAACAGGTGATCATTTTGCCAGTATCATGCAACAGTTCCAAAAAGGAAATCCCAACGTGAACATTGATCAGTTGTTCAGTCAGTGGAAGCAACAAAACCCAGGCGCAAAAGTTTCACAATCTAATACTAGTTCAGGCAACATTGATGGTAAATCTTCTAGTTATGACGATGCTGTGAACAAGATCAAAGGCATGAAATTTAACATAGGTGGTCAGGACTTTGATCCTAGCGACTCAGATGCAATGCAAGGACAAATTAAAAATACCATGGGCGGTATGATGAAAGGCATGCACGATAAGATGCCTAACCAAAATATACAAGCACCAGGTGTGCAAATGAACCCACGTGACATGATGAAGGACATCATGGGCAAACTTAACTTTGGAAATTAATATGAAAAAACAAATCAACGAACANCAATTGCGAGCACTAACAGCTCGTTTGAATGAAAAAACTAGTCAAATGGACGAAGGCGTATGGGACGATATGAAAGCTGGTTATAAGAAATATGCTCCAGCTTTTCTAGGCGGTACACCAGCAAAACCTGCTGGAGCACAAGCCACTAAGCCTCCTGCTAAGCCTGCGGCACCAGCTGGAGCACCAAAGGTTGCATACGACAAAACAATGCCAGCCGCCACTGTTCAAGAATTACAAACAAAATTAAATGCCAAAGATCCTACATTAAAATTAACAGTTGACGGCAAGTTAGGGCCAGCAACCAAAGCGGCAATGGCCAAACATCCAGATGTAACTACTGATCCCAATGCTCCACAAAACCAAGCACCAGCGGCAGTAGACACAGCCCCAGTACCAGCAGCCGCAAATGCTTCAAGTAGTTACACTAGCGCACCGGCGGCTCCAGCGGCAGCACCAGAAGCACCAGCGGCAGCACCAGAAGCACCAGCGGCAGCACCAGAAGCACCAGCGGCAGCGGCGCCTCCACCGCAAACATCCATGAGTACAGATGACGAAGCAGGTGCTCAAGAGTTTGATCCAACATGGGGTGGGACCAAAGCGGCACCAGATGTTAGAACAACTGCTCAAAAAATTCTACCAAACTTTTTAGGTGGTCAATCTGCACCAGTTGCGGCAAATCAAAATGCCACATGGAACAACGCACAGCAAGCGGCAGTGAGTAACAAACCAGCGGCGGCAGCACCAGCGGCACCAGCACCAGCGGCACCAGCACCAGCACCATCGGCGGCAGCACCGCAGAGAAAGTTTGGTGGATACGGTCAAGCAACTGCTGAATCAGTTGGCTTCCAAAATGATGAATTAAACAGAATTATCAGTTTGGTACATCATAGATAATTGAGTAAACTAGTCACATTTTAAGCAAGATTTCTCTTGCTTTACTAAATAAAAGTGCGTACAATAACATGTATGCACTTTTTGTTTTGCAGGGTGTAAAACAAATATAGGCACATAAAGCAAACTAAGGCTATTAATAGGAGAACAATTATGGCATCTTTAGCAGAAATCAGAGCAAAGCTCAAGGCAGCAGAATCGAAAGGTTCAGACAACAATCGTTCAGGTGGAGACAAGTCAATTTATCCATTCTGGAATCTCAAAGAAGGCGGCGAGTCCACCCTTCGTTTTTTACCAGACGGTAATCAAGACAACACTTTTTTCTGGGTAGAACGTGCAATGATCAAATTGCCATTCGCTGGAATCAAAGGTGAATCCGAAAGCAAACCAGTAACAGTACAAGTTCCATGCGTAGAAATGTATGGCGATGCTTGCCCAATCTTGGCAGAAGTACGTGCTTGGTTTAAAGATCCAAGTCTAGAAGACATGGGTCGTAAGTACTGGAAAAAGCGCAGTTACATTTTCCAAGGTTTTGTTTCAGAAGACGGACTTGGTGAAAAGACAGACGAGCAACCAGAAAATCCAATCCGTAGATTCATCATTGGCCCACAAATCTTTACATCAATTCGTGCGGCACTTGTTGATCCAGAATTGGAAGATTTGCCAACTGACTTTGTGCATGGTTTAGACTATCGCATGAAGAAAGGTTCAAAAGGCGGCTATGCTGACTACTCAACATCCAGTTGGGCACGTCGTGAGCGTCCGTTAAACGATGTTGAACAAGCGGCAATCAAACAACATGGCTTGTTTAATTTGTCAGATTTCTTGCCAAAGAAACCTGGTGAAGTTGAATTGAAAGTTATGAAAGAAATGTTTGAAGCATCGGTTGACGGCGAACCATATGACATGGAACGTTGGGGACAATATTTCAAACCAGCAGGTATGAGTCAGAACACTGGCGATCCAAACAAGTCTACTCCAAAGGCAGCTCCTGCTCCACAAGTATCTCATGATGAAGACGACACACCTGCTCCAGCAGTCAAGTCAACACCTGCTCCAGCACCAAAAGCTGAAGCAAGTGCAGGCGGTGATTCACGTGCCCAAGACATCTTGGCAATGATTCGCAATCGTCAAAAGTAAAAATAAGGGGACTCCGGTCCCCTTAAATCATCATAGGAGAATTAACTTATGGCTACAAAAGCCTTCGATTTATCAAAATTTAGAAAAACCTTGACCAAGAGTATTGAAGGTCTGGGTGTGGGATTTAACGATCCTACAGATTGGGTCAGCACTGGCAATTACACGTTGAACTACCTAATTAGCGGTGATTTTAACAAAGGTATCCCTTTGGGCAAGGTCACTGTGTTTGCAGGTGAAAGTGGTGCTGGTAAAAGTTTTATTTGTTCAGGTAATCTAGTTCGTAACGCACAAGAACAGGGCATCTATGTTATCTTGATTGATACAGAAAATGCGCTGGATGAAAAATGGTTACACGATTTAGGTGTAGACACCAGCGAAGACAAACTTCTTAAACTCAACATGGCAATGATTGATGATGTGGCAAAAACCATTCATGAATTCATGAAAGAGTACAAAGAAATGGCAGAGCGTCCTAAAGTCTTATTTGTCATAGACTCATTGGGTATGTTACTTACCCCTACTGACATTAACCAGTTCCAAGCTGGAGACATGAAGGGAGACATGGGCCGTAAACCCAAAGCACTTACCAGCTTGGTGCGTAATTGTGTCAACATGTTTGGTAGTTACAACGTGGGTATGGTTTGTACAAACCACACTTATGCGTCACAGGACATGTTTGATCCGGACGACAAGATCAGTGGTGGACAAGGTTTTGTTTACGCTTCTAGTATTGTTGTTGCTATGAAAAAACTTAAACTCAAAGAGGATGAGGATGGCAACAAAGTAACTGATGTAATGGGTATTCGTGCATCATGCAAGATCATGAAGACTCGTTATAGCAAGCCATTTGAAACTGTGCAAATTAAAATTCCATACGAAACCGGAATGAATCCATATTCAGGAATGGTTGACATGTGCGAAAAAGCTGGCCTGTTAAAACAAGAAGGCAACAGACTCAAGTGGGTTGATCCAGAGACAGGTGAGGAATTCAAATTCTATCGAAAAGAATGGAAAGATGATAAATTAGATATGTTAATGGCAAAATTTCATATCAAACCTTTAACAACAACCATTCCTACGGAGATAGATGAAAATGTTGAATGAAACACAAATCGGTGATATCTGGTTAAACTTTGTTGAGTACTTGGATAAAAAGCAGTTAGAAACAGTAGCAGAGCGTTATATTGACATGCTGGCAGATTTTGGTGTGTCGGATCGTGTGATGCAAGCCGCTACTGGAGTTGACGAAATTTTAGACCAAGCTATTTCTTATTATCTCAATGAAGATGAAGAAACAGAAGAAGAAGACGACGATTACAAAGAACTGGAATAATAATGGGTTGGTACGCTAAAATTAGCAAAGACATTTCGCACATACCCGATGCGGCGGACCACTTTAATTTAGAATTGATTGCCGCTAGAAACGAATGTTGCATTTCTGGTAATGTGGAAAAAGCGGCCGCTAGTATGCCTGGCATAGTGGAGCAACGATTTAGCCAATTACAAGAAATTGAAGCTATTTTAGAGTACCTAAACATTGAACTTAGACGTTTAAAAAGTCAGCATTTTCGTAAGTATTTAGAAAACTATCAACGAGCTTTATCTTCTAGAGACTGTGAAAAGTTTGTGGAAGGTGAAGCAGACGTTGTGGACTTTGAAAAAATTATCAATGAGTTTGCACTGATTAGAAACAGATGGCTTGGTATAACCAAGGCACTTGATCAAAAGCAATGGCAAATTACCAACATTGTTAAACTGAGAGTTGCTGGCATGGAAGATGCTTCATTGTAATCAGTTTGCTCAAACCACCATCAATAGGCCTTAAATAAAACAAGGCCTATTTTTTTCTATTGTCTTGACTTATGGCTATCAATACACTACAATTACTATATGACCACCGTTGATAAATTATTACTAAAAATTGTAAATCACAATAGTCCCACTATTGAAGAAGTATTAGCAAAAAGAGACAGCAGAGTCTTACGAAGCCTTGCAACTGCAATTTCTAGCAATGTGTTTATCACTGAAAACCAATCAAAACTGTTATTGAAAATTCTTGACGAAAATTGTGAAAAATTTGAGATTTTTAAAGATGAAATTTTAGAGACAATCAAGGCACCCGTGTGGTCGCAACGATTTAGATTCATTGAACAAGTGAGAAAATTTTATATTGGCAAAGATTCTGAGCACGAGCCGTGCTTGGTTTTAGAATTTACGTTTAGTTCGCAAATTCGTAAAATTTTGCAAAATTTGTCAAAAAATCTCGAAAATTTCACTCAACGAAATCCTGGTAAAAGCTACGAGGCCGAACTCACAGAGCATAATCTCATGGTGCTTTACGAGGCTTTAGACAAATTAAACTTTGATATTGATGAAACCATAAAAACTCACTACGACACCATAAAATCATGGTCAAAAACTGATTTTGAAAACCAGTTTTTAATCACAGCCATGTCCAGTCAAAATTTTGTCAAGCATATCACCGCTGACCTAGGTGTTGAAACACCAGCTGATAGTATGTTGATTAGTGACCGAAGCAAGAGATATCAGTATTTTTTAAAAAATGACAAAAAACCTGAAAAATACGAAAATTCACTAATTTCCACAATTTCACACAGGTTGGGCTCTAGGGTGTGGATTGACAAAAATCAGTATTCGTTGATCAAAATCTTAGACACAATGGTCGAACTAAAGAGGTTGCCATTGATGGTTATTTTTGACAGCAGAGATGAAACAAAGAACCTAAAAAACCTCAATTTACTGAATAATGCATTAGAAATTTGCGGCATTGATACTGACATAGGCATTTATTTTAGATTGCCCAACAGTGAAACTGGTGTGAAATTTAATAAGATGATTGGCGAGAAGAAATACAATTCACCACTGGATAGTGACACACAGATAGTGGGAGTTCAGAGTGGAAAAATCCCTAAATTCTTCCTTTCCAACGCATGGAGGCCAATGAGTGTTATTGTGCTAGATAATGTCATGGGTATGCGTCACGGTAAAACAGCAGTGTATACAAATTGCTGTGACTTGATTTTGGAATATTCCGATACTGCTCCAATAGTGGAAAAACACATTTTATCATGACTGTAAAAATTGTAATCAGAGACGAAGTCAATATCAAACTAGAAGGTTTGCAGTTAGACGCTAGGAAAAAATTAACCAATACATTCAAGTATGAAATTCCGTATGCAAGATATCATCCAGCATACAAACTAGGTCGATGGGACGGAATGGTCAGTATGTTTGGCCTAGGCGGCAACGGATATCTCAGTCAGCTAGAAACAATACTGGATGTATTGGCAAAAATGGGTGTGGGCATAGACGAAGTAGAAGATTTACGCACTACTCAACAAATTAATTTTACACCTGTAACAGAAACTTACTGGGCAGATTTAGGCAAAGTATGGCCCAAAGGACATCAACAGGCTGGACAACCTATCATGTTGCGTGACTATCAAGTTGAAGCAATTAATACATTTTTAATCAACACACAGAGTCTACAAGAGATTGCCACAGGTGCTGGCAAAACAATCACAACAGCAACATTGAGCCATCTTGCAGAAAAATATGGTCGCACAATCACTATCGTTCCCAACAAAAGCCTAGTGGAACAAACCGAAGAAGATTTTATTAACGTAGGGCTTGATGTGGGTGTTTATTATGGAGATCGCAAGGATCTCAACAAGACACACACCATTTGTACTTGGCAAAGTCTTAATATTTTAGACAAGAAAAGTAAAAATCACGAACACGATATCGTTACTCTTGCAGAATTTCTAGACGGAGTTAAAACAGTTATTGTTGACGAAGTACACATGGCCAAAGCAGAAGTATTGAAGAATTTGCTTACTCAAAACCTATGTAATGCTCCAATTCGTTGGGGCCTAACTGGAACTGTACCAAAAGAAAAATTTGAATACGAACAAATTTTTGCAAGTATTGGACACGTAGTGGGCGGAATTAAAGCACATGAATTACAAGACATAGGGGTACTTAGTGCATGCCATGTTAATGTTGTGCAAATGGTTGACTTACCGGAATTTAAAGCGTATACTGATGAATTAAAGTATCTTGTCACTGATGAAGACAGGATGATTTATATTAGCAAATTAATTAAGAAAATATCTCAATCAGGCAACACACTGGTCCTAGTAAACAGAATAGACTCAGGCAAATTTTTAATAAATGAAATTGAGGACAGTGTTTTTATTTCAGGTGAAGTAAAAACCAAAGATCGGAAAGAAGAGTATGACGAAATTAAAACATCTACTAACAAGATTATTGTGGCGACTTACGGTGTGGCCGCTGTGGGTATTAATATCCCTAGGATTTTTAATTTGGTTCTTCTGGAGTCCGGAAAGAGCTTTACAAGGGTTATACAATCAATTGGCCGCGGTATTCGAAAAGCCGAGGACAAGGACTTTGTACAAATCTGGGACATTACCAGTACCTGTAAGTATGCTAAACGGCACCTCACCGAAAGAAAGAAATTTTACAAGGAAGCCAAGTATCCTTTCACAATTGAAAAGATAGATTGGCAAAAATAAGGAATTATGCAGATATTAACATTAGATAACACAACGTTCTCATTGAACAATTTACCAGAAGAGGTTGACGAAAACACCAGATTTGCAGTNCTNGACAANAGTGATGCAAACGAACCAGATTTTTTCTTCATGCCATTGATATTCTTAGAAAGTTTTAATGCACCTGCAATGGTTCTTAAAATTGGAGACGATGAAGTTGCAATGCCATTAGATTGGAGTATTGCAGTTGGCGATAGTAGTTGTGCTAGTGACATTGAAATTTTACCATTAACCAGTTTGAATGACAGAGGATTTGAAGCATTGATTTTTAACCCGTTGAGTAGTTTTAGAGTAGAATTTAAAAAGATTGAGATTGTAAATTTTTACAACGATGTTAAATGGTATTTTCCTAAAATGAAAAATGGACAACTGTTAGCAACTCCTACTAGATTTGGACACAAGCCAGATTGTGCATATTTTGTCAAAGAAATCAGTAGACAAAGTGAAATTATACAATTGGATAAAATATTATGACATTAAAAGTAGCATACTTTCAACCAGTAGTGCTTGCCATCGATCAAATACCTCCGGTTGAATTTAGTAAAATATATGGGCTTGCAGAAAATTTACACAGCCATCCAGAATTAAATGACAGCGGAAATCCGTTCCTCAGTATTAGGGGAGGACAACAGATTCAAGTATACCCCAATAAGATGAATTTAGATATTGGCTGGCTGATACACTGGCTCGAAAATATATGCAACGGGTATCTTGAATTAATTACTGCACAAAGCGGAACAGAGGAATTGAAATACTGTAAAGCAACAGTAACTAGCATATGGACTATACGTCAATTCCAAGGAGATTATCAGGAAATGCATAGTCATCCAGGCGGAGATCTAAGCGGAAACATTTATATAAGTTCGCCTGAAATGCAAGAAAATTCGTCACCTAGTGATGGTCAAATATTTTTTAGGTTGCCGTTCACCAAGGACATTAGTAAATTTATTATGAATGATAATTGGAAATACGATCCTGTAGCAGGAACTGTAATTTTATTTCCAAGTCATTTGCCGCATACTGTGTATCCTTGGAAAGGCACAGGTCACCGGACGGTAATGGCATTTGACGCAAAACTGGTACCTCGAGAAAAATAATATGGGGTCGCTTAAACCTGGGGCAACCTATATATACGAACGTAACGGCGAGGAAGTTTATGCTAGAGAGTTTGGCAAGACCGAACGTAAACTAATTGGTTACAAGTACGAAATGGAAGATAAACCCGATCCCCGAACTGAAGACGGAAGACCGTTAATTGAACACATACGAGAAAGTAAGTTGTGGGGTGAAATTCATCGAGAAGCAAAAACCAATCCCACTTTACAAAAGGCTCTGGATCGTGCTATAATGATATACAAACTAAGCAAGGACAAACTTCGTGAGTGATAA